GCTTCTCAGGGCGCCCTTAGCTCAGCTGGATAGAGCAACGGCCTTCTAAGCCGTAGGTCACAGGTTCGAATCCTGTAGGGCGTGCCATTAAGAAACAATAACTTACGCCAGTTTTAAACCAGCCTGATTTCCTCCTTGTGTCGTATTTGTGTCGCTAGCGCCAAAAATGGCGTCAATTTTCCGTGCGTGTTCGGTCAGGTGGTTCGGCGCCAGGTGAGCATAACGACGTACCATCTCGATACTCTCCCATCCTCCCATTTCCTGCAAAACAGAAAGCGGTACGCCGGACTGAATAAGCCAGCTCGCCCAGGTGTGCCGGAGGTCGTGAAAACGGAAATTCTCGATCCCCGCTTTTTTCAACCCGGCTCGCCAGGCATTATTGTCATCCACCCGCATTTTTCTAACCGCGGGCGTCAGCGTTCCATCAGGGCGATGTTTTGCCGTGGTGTGAACGAACACCCAGCGTGAGTGCTTCCCTATCTGATCCCTTAATACCCTGCATGCGGTATCATTCAGAGCTACGCCAATCGCCTTGCCCGCTTTTGCGTTCTCCGGATTTACCCATGCAACCTTTCTCTGCATATCGACCTGCTGCCACTCAAGCCCGATGATGTTTGAGCGGCGCAGGCCGGTTGCCAGTGCAAATATCACCACTGGCTTAATGCTCTCCGGCATGCACTCGATCAGCCGCTCAGCTTCTTCTCTGGTCAGCCACCGTATCCGCTTACTGATCGGCTTGCGGGTTTTGATAACAGGAGCTGTTTTTATCCAGCCCCAGTCATTCGCCGCGGCCCTGAGAAGGGATCGAATGAAGGAAAGGTGTTGCGCCTTCGTCGCCTGTGAAACCTGCCGTGGTTTGTATTCCGGAACAGGCTTCCCCTTCCTCACCGCGGCATCACGTTTACTCTCCCACACCTGCAGGTGTTTACGGTTGATCATCCCGTTAACGGCTTCATGAACTTCCTCCGCCGTTATCTTCGAGACATCACGGCCGGAAAAATGCTGCAGCCAAAACTCAATTTTGGTTTTGTCATCATCCAGCGATCGCTTATGGTCCTTTTCCCGCAGCCACCGGATGCAGCACTCTTCGAAGGTTCTGACGGGCAGGTCGCCGATCTGGTCAACCCGCCACGCTTCCGCCTTCAGCTTGTCGTGGAGCTCCTGAGCCTGCTTTTTGTCCCCCGTGCCAAGAGATCGCCTAACTCTTTTTCCTGACGGCGTAAAGAAATGACAGTGCCACACGCCGCCCCTGAGGGTGATTGACATAAAACTTCTCCTTTATGTTCACCCGCGTTCGCGATGACAGGATCGCGCGGGGTTTTCAAATATGCAATACACGCAGCCTCGGTCGTTCTGTACTTGTTGCCGACCTTGCGGCCGGCGAGTTCTCCAGAATCAATCAGGCGGTAGATCACCCGCGCCGACACGATGAGCAAATCGGCGGCCTGCTGTGCTGTTATCGGTTTGTCAGATGCCATATCACCTCCGATGCTTACCGCGTAATTCCTCTTCTTCTTGACAGTCAGCGCAGCGCTGGCAGCCCGCCACCAGTTCACGGCGCCGCTCGGGTATCTCTTCCCCGCAGTCGCGGCAGTGAGTAGCCGAAACAGCCGCATGGTTGATGCGCATGTTCTGGATGGTCATTTCCAGCCGGCGCTCTGCCAGCTCGTTGGCCTGATCGATGATTTCTGGCATGTCAGCGCTCCTTTATCTTTCCGTTCAAAATGCCGATTTCCACATAGAGATGGCTTGGCGTTAACCCAAGCTGCCTTATCAGCGGCATGCATCCGTTGAGGATCGGTCGTGATATCTCGTCGGAACTTAAAGCGGGGGATGACCGCCGTTTAGCCTTAACCTCATCGTTAGCCCTGCGCGCGATACTTCTGAGCGCATTTTTCTTTTCTTCTGGTGTCATGCGACCCCCATATAAGCGCGAATGAAAGCCGCTGCAGCCTGTGCGTTTATGGCGTTGCCGTAACCCTTCAGGCGGCCGACGCGGTTGCTGCTTGCCACTCTTGCCACCCCGGGCTCGACTCGTCCCATACGTGCGGCAGCCCCATCAACCAGCGGGAATGTGCCGGGTTCAACTGGACGCCATTTTCCATCTCGACAAAAGAGCCAGTCCGCATCTCGCCAAAAACCGTTAACCTCAAGGGCCCGCATGTGTATGCCTGGCGCGGTAGCTGATCGAGTCTGTCCTTTCCATCCCGCTGCGCAGTCATTCCCGCCGAGTCCTTCCAGTCGCGTGAGGTTGGTGTCACCCATGCCGCTAGCACTGCAAAGTCCTGTAGATTGGGCTGGCGACCAGCCTCCTTCCTCGCTATTACCTTTTTCCAGTCCTGGTAACAGTTTTTGATGTTGCTCGCCAGCGGGCTCGGCCACCCAGTAAGCTCGCTCTCTGATGTGCGGAGCACCGATGCCCGCTGACGTAAACGGCACAAGCCCGAAGGCGTATCCCATTCCTTCCAGGTCAGCTTGTACAAGGTCGAACCATGTGTTTGCGTTACCGCTTGCAACCTGTTCGCCAAAGACATGCTGAGGTCTGCGCTCGCTGATGAGGTGGAAGAAGTGGGGCCAAAGGTGCCGCTCGTCAGCAAACCCATCTCCTTTGCCTGCCGCGCTGAAAGGCTGGCACGGGCAGGAGCCAGTCCAGACCGAGCGATCGTCAGGCCATCCGGCGAGGCGGAGGGAATGGGACCAGACGCCGATACCGGCGAAAAAGTGGCACTGGGTAAATCCTCTGAGGTCGTCAGGTGTGACATCTTCAATACTCCGTTCGTCAACTTCGCCCGGGGCGATATGCCCGGCGGCTATGAGGTTACGCAGCCACTGCGCCGCGAATGGGTCGATCTCGTTGTAGTAAGCTGCCGCGCTCATGCTGCCTCCGTCTTCACAACGTCAATGGCGCAGCCAGGTATCAGCTCAACTGAAGCGGTGGCGCACTGGTTACCCCAGTGGCTCCAGCCTGGCGCTGCGCTGCGGCTGAATAACTCAATCCGCGGCACGTCGCCGTAGAGCAGTTCCAGGCGGTGCCGAACTTCCCACGGTTTCTCGCTATGAGCGCCGAGCGGGCTGTAGACCACCTGCTTAATTCCAGCGTGCTTGCGTTCCAGCCCGGCGCCGCAGGTGGCGATTAGTACGTCTTCCGTATTGGCGCGAGTGTGGTTGCCACCGTTCATGCGCGTCTCGGCATTCAGCAGGTCGAGGAAGTCGTAAAAGTTGGTCACATCGCCCTCTGCCAGAGCCTTGGTAATGCGCAGTTCGGCCAGCTGGTTCAACTTCACCCAGGTGAAGCCCTTCATCGTGCGCACCGTAAATCCCCAGGCCTCGGCCAGCTCGATCGCCTCCTGGTTGTGGGTGCCGGTGTACCACATCGCCAATACGGCGTTATCCGCGGCGAGCTCCCACACCGGGAGCCGTTTCATATCGAGCAAGCTCATGGTGGGGTAGTGGTCGACGGCGGCACCGTTGCTGATCGTGTTCCCGTAAGACCAGGCCGGATCGGCATAGATAAGTGAGTAGCGGTTCATTTCGCACCTCTTTTCGTGCCTGCCTTTCTCATGCGGCTTAAAGTTTTGGATACCGATGCAACGCTGCGGCCCATCTTCATGGCGATGCTTTTATGCGACTCGCCGGCAGCGCGCATTTCTGCGGCGATCTGCTTCTCCTCTGGCTTCCAGGGCTTGTAGACAAACGCTGTGCTGATGGAATAGCTCTGTGCCAGGCGGTAAAAGTTCGCCTGGCTAATCCCCAGCGCATCCGCTGCGCGACAGGCAGGCATGGTTCCGGCGACGGCGCGGAATTGCTCTGGTGTGATGCTCTGCTTATTCATTGGGCCTCCTGTGGTAACCGGTAAATTTCTCCGCCAAGCGTTCCGTTTCCCCAGCGCTCGACGGTCAGGAATGGCTTAACCATTTCCAGTTCCGGTGCCGAGATGAACACTTCCTTCATCTCAAGCGCTGGCGCCCACCCGGCGTAATAAGGTTCATGAAAATTCAGGGTTATCCCTGCGTTGTGCCCGAGGGCGCCTGCTGCGGTCTGCCAGCGATGAAATACCGTAATGTTGTTCCGCGCGTCCTTGCGCAGGATGGACAGGATTGACTCAGCTGTTACTTTCATGGCTGCCACCACTTGCGGCTTGTTTCAGCTCTCTCAGGCGGATGCCGGTAACGTCTCTGCACTTCGTCTGATGCTCAGGGAAGCCATGAAGGCTGTTCCATGCTTTTCCGTAGTTATCCTGGAGGGCCTTCGGATCGTTCTCTGAGCCTGCGTAAGCAGTGAAATCAGCGAGAATCTGATCTTCGTCTGCTGGCCTTACCTGGTGAGTCTCATAGTCAGGGTCCACAGTCGTCTCTTCTGTAGGGATGCAGAACGCCTGAAAAGCTGCATATTTGTACGCAATCGACATGGCTTTGTTCGTTGCTTTATCGCCGCTGTCCATCGCCTCGCCGTAGGTGACGACGGTATGAATGCTGCCGTCCTCCGTGCTGACAAAATCGAACTCAGCCCGGACGGTTACATAAAACAACGCGCCACCATTTTTGCTGGTTCGTTCACAGCATGACCGCTCAGTACACCGCGGGAGGATCAGCAACTTGTGCTTCACCAGGGCAGGGGCCAGAGCGTTGTAAACGTCATCGATCCCACGGAATGCGTAGTTGACCTGGCTTCCCTGTTTTCTGGCCTTGCTGATGCCTTTCTCTGCCAGCTCTCCGGCCACAGCGCTGATAGCGGCGTATACTTTTTTATCAGTCATTGAAAATTCCCCGCGAATTCATCCCAGCTGATCACCGGGTTCTGCCGTTCCGCAGAAAGGTTTACTGGTTCGTCATCGTCGAAATCACGTTCGCCGATCGCATCGCTCATCAGCTGAATGAATTCGTCGTCATCCCATTTTTCAGCCGCGCTCATGCTGCTTTCTCCCGGTGAGTAATGACGTAGCCATGCTCCGCCAGACATTCGATTACCACGTCCCAATCCAGTTGCATGAGGACTTCACGACTGTTAACCGTCCCCGACAGCACCACGTCTTCCAGCTCGACGGTTAACGTGTTATGTGGGCCTACAGATGTGCGCATGTCTGTGCATTCACATTTGATGTTCATAAGCACCTCAGTAACTGATACCGGTATGAGGAATGCGGCCGTCTTTAACCGCGGTGAGCACCTCGATAGCCTGATCCCGAGTAAGGCTGGTATTGGCCAGAAGAGCTTTGACGATTTCAGTGCCTACAGCCTTGCGGTGCTTAACGTCGGCTTCGCGTCGCGCCTGCTCATCGGCTTTGCGTTTATCCTCAGCCAGGCGGGCCTGTTCGCGTTGCTCTGCCTCGCGGCGGATGCGATCGGCTTCTTCCTGAGCTTTGCGGCGCTCCGCTTCGATAGCGGCCTGCTTGTCAGCCTCAGCTTTCTGCTCGGCTGCAATGCGATCTCGCTCTGCCTGCTCAGCTTGTGCTTTCAACACAGCTTCACGATGCGCCGCTTCTTCACGTTCACGCTGTGCGCGCTGCTCAACTTCGCGGGCTGCTGCAGCTGCTGCCAGTCGCTTAATTTCTTCTTCATGGGCAATGCGCTGGCGCTCAGCCTCAGCCGCTTTATCTGCCTGCTCACGATCGAAAGCGTCATTCATCAGCAGAGCCATTTCGTGGTCAGACTCAATACGAGCTGCCAGCCGCCGATCGAAGTTTTCATTCATGGCCAGTGCTTCGACGTGAAGGGCGAGCATGGCTTCTTCGGCCTTAATGCGTTCCTGCTCCGCCTCCCATTCGGTCAACGGGCGACGCACTTCATCTTTCAGTGCATCGAGACGCTCACGGACAACGCGGCGGCTTTCATCAATCTGCTTTGGCAGCGCCTTCAGCTCAGCGACCAGGTCTTTACCTGCGTTGTCGATGTAGGTTTTAGAGCGCGCCACCTTGTGAGCCATGGATGCGATGGCGTCGCGGCCTTTTTTGGTGGTCACGTCCGGCACCAGACTGCGAGCCTCTTTTTCGATCGCTTCGATAAGCGGATCGAGTTGGTCGTTATTGGTGAAAACCGCCATCGCGTTCTTTTTCTCGATGACGACTAAATCCATTATTTCGCTCATGGTTTCCCCTGAAATTTGGTTGTAAGAATCCCGGCACCGTAATGGCTGCCTGATAGCTCAGTTAAATTCTTCGTTTCGATTACCGGCTGAGACCTTGTCCCAACCCGTTCAGATAAACTTCAACCAGCAAGTCGGTTGTGTAAGTCCGCTCAATCCCGCGATGCAGGTAGAGGCGGCCGCGTTTATTTGCTGATGCTGTCCAGGTGCTTTCCCGATGCTTAACGAGCATCCCTGGCAGAACGGCGCCGCGGTTAACGGTCTGTGTCCCGTAATGATGACTAACCATTGAACACCCCCGTAACGTGCAGAATTTTGATAATCAACGCTGTCCAGATAACGCCGCAGATCAGCAGGCAGTAAATCAGTGAACGAATGCCTTGTTTGCTCATTTGCCACCCCAGCACGGATAGCTAACTGCGATAACAGCAACCAAAAACGGAACGACCTTTAACCAAAATTTACGCCATGCAGGCTTGTCTTCTTCGCGGATCATCTCTTCACCTTTGCCTTAAAGCCGGCCAGCTGAGCGTTGTTACGATTACCCGGCGTTGCCGGTGTTGTTTGGATGAGTCAATTTAAAACCATAGTTGTTTTGCAGTCAACAACAATAGTTGTTTAAATGGTTGGAATGGTTTTATTTGGTTGTTTTTATTGGTTATTTATTTTTGTAAAGCGTGCTGGTAAGCTCAAAAAAACGCCAAAGAGGGTAGCGCCATGTCGAATGAGGATGAGTTTTTCGCAGAGATGCACCCGCAGATTGCGCAGGTTATCGGGATAGCGGTTATGCAGCTGCTGGTTGAGAAGCGCGAGCCATCAAGAGAGGCGCTGATAGAGATGATTCAGGTGCTGTGGCTGGGGGACCAGCCAGATCTGGCTGTGGAGCTGGCACTGGATGTGCTGATGTTGAGGGAAGAGTAGGGCAATAAAAACCCGGCGCGGTGGCCGGGTTGTGGATTGTAAATAGATAATGATTGTTGGTTACAATATCAAGTTAACTAATCAGATACAGGAGACAACACCATTTACATCAGCTTCTAAAGCATCAATTTGAGCTTTATTTGCTTGTGTTGCCATACCATAAATAGTGTAACTTTTGTGTTGAAGATTGCTTAATGGGCAGCCTTCATGATTAATGATTGCGGCAAGAGTGTTGCCATCTTTAACGTGCTTAACGCGATCATCAATGCTTTCATCAGTAAATAAATGAGGGTGTGTTTTTAATAATTCAGATGTGATTCTTTTTATTTCTTCAGCGTGCGACTTGAATGCTTTTGCAGCGTCGCTTTCGTTGGTTCGAGATCGGTTTTGGACGAATAGATGTAGCTTGGGGAATTCTATTTTACTTTGTTTTGCTTCTTTGTTGAAATCAAGGAACATTTCGTCTTGTTCAGTGCTATCAATAGAAACTCCATAAATCAATTTAACTAAGTTTTTGATACCACGAATTGAGGCAGCATCGGCTGTACATGGAATAATTACTCGATTTGATGCGACAACTCCAAGTTCTGTGTAGCTTGCAAAACTAGGGTTGCAGTCAATAAAAAACGTTTTAGGCCTCTCGGAAATAGTTTTATCTGCCTCAAATGAAGCGATGAGGTCTATCAAAAGTGATCGACTTTTTTTCCAAGCTTCTTTAACCGGTGAGGATCCAATATGCGCAATAAGCCTTGAACAAATATCTAAGTCTACGTCACCTGGTAAAAGATAAAGATTGTTTGGCATTTTTGGATTTACAGAATGAGCTTTAACAAAATATGAAGACTCATTCCCCAGGCGTGCAAGTGGAGAGTTGCTAAAGCGCTCTTTAATGTAACCAGCTATAGTAGTATTTCTATCACGGAGGTTGTTAAGATTTTCTTCTCCAACTCCATTGCCGCCCAAAATAATCTCAGAAACATTTGATTGAGGGCAGGCATCTATAACGACTACATCTTCATCCGAATGCGCTATTGCATACTCGACAGCAAGATTATAGGTCAAAAACGTTTTCCCAACGCCGCCTTTATTGTTCCAGATCAAATATTTCTTATTTGTATCTACCATATCGTTCGCAACTTCCGCCAGTTCAGACTTCATAATTTAATCCTAAGTTTACCGTGTGTAATGAAAAAAGCGACCAGAAAATTATCCGGTCATCATAGACTTACAAAAAGATATTAATAATCATTGCGTTGGAGATGATTCATTCCCTCAATACATCAAATCAACCTTCTGCACTGATTTATTCAAAGTCATCCCGCTCATCCCTTCGCTTGAAGAAAATCTTATCTAGCCTGAGCACGATCCCAACCAGCCCGATAATCAGCAAAGTAATGAGTATTGGGATAATCAGATCAGACATGCTTCCTCTGCGTGCTAAGGCTTTACCCATGCTTCCTGTACGTCTGCGGCATGCTGCCGATCACCTTGCCGAACACGAACACCCGGTTCATCTCGTCTTTCTCGATCGGGTCCCAGGCTGCATAGCTCTTGTTGTCTGAGATAACCAGCAGCTTGTCCTTCATCTTCTGCAGGCGCTTGACGTGAGCAGTGTCGTCGTACAGGAACGCGTATATCCCGTCGCCATCAAAGCTCTTAACGCTGATATCTACGAAAAGCAGATCACCAGGCTCAATCGTTCCAGACATGCTATCGCCCCGGACGTTGATGATCCGGATGTTCTCAGCCTTGCGCCCATCGAACATGTGGCGCGCTTCCGCTGGCGCATATTCAACGGAGTGGAGAATCTCCACGAACTCCTGATTCACAATGCCCGGGCCGGCACTGACGGCCAGATCCAAAATGTCGACCCTGAACACATCATGATTTATGTGTGAAGGCTTCTTGTCATCTTCACCATCAGCCCTCATGGCGCCAGTTCCCGAAGAAAGCCACTCAGGTCTCACCCTTAAAGCCTTGGCTATATCGAGCAATTTTGTGGTCTGAGCAGCCCTTCCAGTTTCAATCTTCTGGATCGCAGCCTGACTAACTCCAACAGCATCTCCCAGAGTCTTCTGGGTCATGCTGGCAGCCTTTCTGGCTTCTCTTAATCGTTCTGCAAGTGTCGTTTTCATCTTCTCAATTTACAACCATGGTTTTATAGCGGCAAACGAAAATGGTTGTTGACTAAATACAACTAAGGTTTTATTCTTTGTTTGTATTTACTACGGAGGTTGTCATGAACCCAACCATTAAAACCGCAATTAATATTGTCGGCTCTCAGAAAAAGCTTGGTGAAGCCTGCGATGTTTCTCAGCAGGCGGTTTACAAGTGGCTCCACAACAAGGCAAAGGTTTCGCCTGAACATGTAAACAGCATCGTAAATGCAACTAATGGGGAGGTTCAGGCGCATCAAATTAGACCAGACCTTCCAAAACTATTCCCTTCTCCGAAGGGCGTTCCGGCCGCCTAACCAGCGGCCCTTCAAACAACACCAGAGGAAGTATCACAAATGGAGAGTTCAACGACACGCAACAAAGTGGAGGCTCGCAGGATAGAAAGCTGGTTACACAGCCAGATAGCTGAACTGGGAACCACGAATATCGCCAAAGTGGCCGGAGTGAATAAGTCGACGGTGAGTCGCTGGCGGGAAAGTCTGCTGCCGAACATGTCGTTACTGCTGGCCATCCTGATTTCTAACAGGCCGGGAGAGAAAGGTGATTTTGAAGCATGAGTGGAAACAGAAAGGCGAAAGCCGCAGTGCGGGAACACTAACGGCTTTCTACGCGAATTAACTGGATCAATTCACAGGAGTAATTATGAGTTCACTTTACCAGCTTTACAAGCACAAAGACAAAAACGGCACCGGAACGGTGGTTAACAAAACTTACACCGTTCCTTTGTCAGAGCTGTACGTCGAGCCCGGCCTGAATATCCGCGAAATCGACCAGGATCACGTCGCTGAGTTCCGCGATGCGTTTATCGCTGGCGAATCGGTGCCTCCGCTGGACGTCCAGGTTACCGAGAAGGGCGTGAAGGTTATCGACGGCCACCACCGCTATTACGGCGCCATTGAAGCGACGAAAGCAGGTGCTGACATCATCCGCCTTGAGTGCAAAGACTTTGTCGGTAGCGAAGCTGACCGGATCGCCTTCATGGTCACCAGAAACCAGGGCAAGCCTCTCACTGCTCTGGAACGCGCAACTGCATATCAGCGTTTGAGAAATCAGGGGTGGGAGCCGGACGAAATCGCGAAGAAGGTTAAGCGTTCTCTGTCCGACGTCGACTATCACCTGCATTTGCTGACCTGCGGAGAAGAGCTGATCAGCATGGTGCGTGCCGGCGAGGTATCCCCGACAACCGCGGTTGCTTTATCCCGCGAGCACGGCCCTCAGGCGGCCTCTGTAGCTGTTCGCCAGATGGATAAGGCCAGAGCGTCAGGTAAATCGAAATTAACCCGCAGCGCGGCGCTGCCGCAGTTTAGCGCAGCAAAGGCGCGCCAGTTTCTCCAGATAGTCGCTGATCAGGCTGACATTGAACTGCCAGCTGATGCGCGCGCCATCCTGGACAACTATCGCGAATTCCTGAAAGAGTCCGGCTGGGAGAGTGAAGCATGAACACCGCAGAAATACTCAAGTTTCCCGGCGCCGCGCCGGGGCAATTCAGGAGCAACCGGATGGAAAACCAGAAATCTGGCTACATCCCGTTGTACCGGAGCGTTCTCAAGCAGTCCTGGGCAAAAGATGTTTACCTCAGAACCCTGTGGGAAAACCTGCTGCTTAATGCTGCTCGTCAGCCATTCAGAGCGACTTTCAAAGGTCATGAGTGGTCACTGCTGCCCGGTCAACTGGTGGTCACAGCGGCCGATTTAGGGCTGCAGCTTTGCGACCGGAAAGGGAATCCTACTAGTCGCGATTCAGTGGAGAGAATGCTGGCTGTTTTTGTACGCGAAGGGATGATTTCTATCGAAGGTGAGAAGCAAAAAGGGAGAGTGATCACCATCACAAATTTTGCAGAATATGCTCAAAAAACAGACAATTTACCCGCACATGAAGCCGCACATGAAGCCGCACATACTTCCGCACATGGCGAGCCCAGCAATGGCGCGGGTTTGAAGGTGGTGCCCGCACATGATGGCGCACATGAAGCCGCACAAACAACCGCACAACATGAACAAGAAGGTAATAACAAGAATAAAAACATTAAAAGATCTTCGTCCGAGAATTCTGGCGAATCCTCTGACGTCCGCCTGAAGAAATTTTTGTCTGCTCATCCTGATGCTGCGGTTTACACGCCCAGCGGAAGCAAGTGGGGAACCGCTGAAGACCTTCGGGTTGCCGAGTGGATTTTCTCCAGGGTCAGGATGATCAATCCAACCTGCAAAGCCCCTGACATGACCGCCTGGTCAAACACGGTTCGACTGATGCGTCAGATCGACAACCGCAGCCACCAGGATATTTGCGGCATGTACGACTGGGCCAGCAAAGACTCGTTCTGGCATCGCAACATCCTGAGCCCTGATGCGCTGCGCAAGCAGTGGGACAAGTTGACCATGCAGCGCAGTGCGCCAGGGATTCAGGTTGCCGGGAAGTCAAAAGTCGACCTGAACAACACTGACTGGATTTACGGGGTGCTCGAATGAAATCAATCGCTGAAAGCATGCACAACTTCGACCGGGAAAACTTCCAGCGTGTGGCTGCCGGGCTTCCTGAAATGCAGGATGAGCAGGCAGTAAAGCGCCAGGCGGCAAAGACTGCGGAGATTTTCAACGAACTGTTCCGCCAGTTGCTCGCTGTGTTTCCGGTGCTGGCCAGCAAAACACCCGAGGAGATGAACGAGATGCGCCGGCAGTGGCTCCTGGCGTTCAAGGAAAACGGGATTGTCTCCATGGAGCAAATCAACGCTGGCATGCGCGTTGCCCGCAAACAGGAACGCCCATTCATGCCATCGCCGGGGCAGTTTGTCGCCTGGTGCAAATCGGAATCAGCCGTATCAGCCGGACTGCCGGATGCAGTGGATCTGGTCGATATGGTTTACCAGTACTGCCGGACCCGCGGGCAATACCCGGATGCTGAGTCCTATCCGTGGCCAGAGCACAACGTCACGCCGGTAACGCTGAAGCACAAGGCCTGCTACTGGATGGTTACTGGACTGTACGCAGACATGCGCGCAAACGACCTCAGCGACACTGAGCTGCGCCGCAAGGCTCAGGATGAGCTGATGCGTATGGTGCGTCGTTTAAACGCAGGAGAAGCGATTCCAGAGCCGGTTAAGCAGATTCCAAAACTTGGTGGTCGTCCATTAAGTCAGGAGCAGGGGTTAAACAAAATCGCAGAAATTCGGGCGAAATTTGGACTGGGGAGAGGGCGGTCATGAAAAAGAACTCTGGCAAACAAGCCGTTATTAACTTCATCGGCCAGCATCCTGGCTGCAGCTTTCAGGATATCCGCCGCGGTACCGGGCTTGACTCTTCAGTGGTCAATTCCTCTCTGTGGCAGATGCACCGTGACGGCCAGGTACAGCGTGCGGGTGAGTGCAGGAGCTACCGCTACACCCTGATCGACACAACAGCCGTAACCGAAAGCGATCCGTCTGTTCAGTATCGCCAGCGTCCTGGCGGAGTAAACCCAATGACCAACCTGTTTAACCAGTGCCTGGCGGGAGTAAGAAAATGAAAAACGAAGTCGAACAGATTGCACTGCAAAACGATATGAGCATTGAATTCGTAACCTGGTTCTTTAACGAGAAGAAGGTGGGGTGCGGGAATGTCTGGTTCATGATGATGGCTGCAATGTGGGAGGGCTGGAAAGGTCGTAGCATCGAAATGGATAAGCTGGCTACGGAGAATGTGGCGCTGAAAAAATCAGCGCCGGCACCGTTCAGTAAGCTGATGATGGAAGCGCTTGATACTTATCATTCGAAAGCTGACGACGTGCCTGAGTTGGCCATGCTGAGCGCATACGTAAAACTGCGCGATGGGCTAAAAACCCCCGCCACCGATCGCATCGTAGCCGGCTTTAAGGCTGATGGTGTAGCAGAACGGGAAAAGACCATCACATTCACGGCAGCTAAAAAGCGCACGCAGGATGGAGTAGCGTTAATCGCTATCGGAAAGCCTTATAAAATTCACAACGATGATGTGATTGGCGAATTCTTCATCGGTGAGCGCGGGCGCTACGGCGTAATCACCATGGATCGTCTCGATTACTTCACAACGTCTGACGAATACGCATGGGAGTTTTCGCTGCGCGAGGGGGCCGACAAATGAGCATCGCCACTTATCTCAATACCGGTTTAGCCGTTCTTGGATGGGCATACATCATGGTTAAAACAGGCCAGTGGATTACCAAAAATGCTCTAAGGCAGTGGGACAAGCGTCGTAAGGAATCTCGCCGCCAGAAAGCTGTGAATGAGTTTTATGACGCCTTTGAGCTTAACAGCCTGGAACCTGGCTCTACCGTTCGCCTGGCCACTAAAGGCGACCTGACAATCCTGATGTTCCGCAGCGAGGGAAAGGCCAATGACTGATATCACCGAACTGGCGCAGAGCCTGAAACGTCGAGCAACATCCGCAAAGGAGTTTGGCGAAAGCCTGTACGTAAAAGCCGACGACGTCCTAGCGCTGGTAGAGTTGCTGGAATCAGAGAAACGTATTTGCGCAACGTGGAGAAAAACAGCTAAGTCGACCGGTGAAAAGCTGGAGAAGGCGCAGACCATAAACGCAGCAGCCGAAAAACTGGTCCGCTGCAAAGGTCGCTATCACAGCGAGCAGAACTATCGAGCACTGGCGGCACTGTTTGGTGTGACAACTCCAGACCTGCCACCGCTGGATGACGAGTCCCACGCCGTCACTGTAGAAAACCTGCAGGAGAGCGCCTACAGAGCTGGCTTAACTGCTGGCTGGAATCTTGGGCTGGCTAATAACAACGACGGGTTCAATAAATGCCTGGCTGCTCATGCCGCTGGCATCAAGGTGGAGGCCGAGTGATGGCTATAGAAAACCCGAGTTCATGCCCGCACTGCGGCGGTGAGAATGGATTCCACACGAAAGAGGTTGTGGATTTTAAGCAGTTTTATGCTTGGGATGGCTCTTTCCTTGAGGGGCAGCACACCAGCGGCATTCGCGGCGGGAAAGCATTCTACTGCTGCGACTGTGGTCGGAATATAACATCGCGCATCAATAAGCCAGGAGCCAACCAATGACCAGCAAATTAACCAGAGAGCGCCTGCAGGAAATCGCTGAAGATGGATTCCTGAAGCATGGCGAAAGCAAAGAGTTGGCCCGCATGGCGCTGGCCGCAATGGACAGCGAGCCGGTGGCAGAAGTGTATCAGGCACCAAATGTAGGGATATGCGCTGCTCTTGGTCCATCCATCAGGATGCTATGCCCACTGGAGCCAGGAGCGAAGCTCTATCGCCACGCGCAGCAGCCGGTAGTGCCGGATGGTGTCGTAACAGCAGAACACCGTCGCGTTATTGAAATGCTTCTAAACGTTTGCGGGGCCGCATTTGAACTCGCGGATGATAGCTGTCAGCAAGATGTTGATGGGGAAGATTGCCATGTTGTTCCAGACGACGCATTTCAGAAGCTAAGTGATGCGCTGGACGAAATAGAAAACACTCTTCCGACCGAAGATATCGACAAACCAGATGTATTTCTTGCCTGGTCGGCAATGCCAAGGGCAGCACTGAAATCGCTTCTTCAGGCGCAGCCAGCGCCGGTAGTGCCGTACCGCTCCATATTCGAAAAATGGTGGGAATCACAGAATGGAGCGCCCCTCGATGGCTGGGACTCGTTACGGACAACTGACGGCTATTGTGATGATGGTATTGACGGGCAGTTTGAAGCATGGAACGCCGCCATGCTCGCAGCCGCCCAGCAGGAGGAAAAATGACTATAGCCATCGATCGACTTAAAGAAGTGACAAGGGTCTTTGGTCGCAGGCATATCGCCTACCAGATGGCCAGAGAGTTGCTGGAGATTTATAGCGGTAACGGCCCGGTTGTCTGGAATATGTTGAGTGATTTCCCTCCTGAAGTTAACGGAAAATATCTTGTCATTACCAGCTACGGGGACATTCGGACCGCCTGCTTTGACTGCGAATCAGGGGAATGGCGGGCTTCAGATGGCACCATTACCGGAGTTATCCAGTGGATGGATTTGCCAGCCTCCCCGCAGGAGGTGAAGTGATGCGCACCATTGAGGAAATTGGCAGGCATGCAGCATTGCTGAAGTGGAAGCGTCAGTTTGGCCCATTTGAGAAATGCCCGGTCTGCTACGGGCTTCTTTCTTCCTGCGAGCTGTGCCACGGTAGCGGCAAGGTGATTCAGGAGGATGTCGACTCCTGGAATAACCCAATCACCAAGATGAGACGGGAGGCGAAAGGTGCCTAAATCCCCCGCAGAACGTAAAGCCTTCAGTTGAAATCAAACCCCTCTCCTGAGGGGTTTTATCGTATATGCTCATTTTGCTTTTATCCCCGGGAAGGGCGATAATTACCTCGTCAGCCTGAGCAACTGACACGATTATCCGGCGCCAAGTGGGGACACATGGCGCAAACACTGCAATTTGAGAAGAGTTATCAAAACGTACTGATTCCCGCAGAGCCGGGAACCAGCGAATACTTGCAACTTATCCCTGTAGGGCAACTGCTTTGCGGTGAGTTCCGCAAGCCCCGGAATTACGCATTCCACAAGAAGTTCTTCAAGCTTCTTACTCTCGGGTATCACTACTGGACGCCTTCCGGTGGCCTCATTGAGCCCGCTGAGCGCGCCCTCATATCCGGGTTTATCGACTTCCTTTCATCCGACTTCGAACAGCGCGCTGCGCTCCAGAACGCCTCCGAGATGTATCTCTCCTCGGTCGGTATTTCTCGTTCCCGCGATATGGCGTTGCTGAAACACTTCGAATCCTTCCGCGAGTGGGCAACCATTCAGGCTGGCTTTTATGACGAATACCAGATGCCTGACGGCAGCCGTCGTCGTGTCGCAAAGTCGATCTCCTTCGCCAGCATGGACGACAGCCAGTTTAACGGCGTCTACAAATCAGTGCTGAATGTGCTCTGGAACTACATTCTGCGTCGCAAGTTCCACTCGCCAGCTGAGGCTGAAAACGCCGCCAGTCAGCTGCTGAGCTTTGCGGGGTGATGGCGATGAAATACTCATGGTTCCAGCATCCCGACTGCACAACCGAGCAGGCCGAACAGTTAGTGTCCAGATATCAGGCGCGAGGCATTGTCACAGAGAAAAGCCTTAACGCGGATTATCTGAGTTGGACGGTCAGCGCCCGGCTGCCGGTTTGTGTTCGCCCGGAGCATACTCCGCGATCACTTCGTCAACGTATATGGGGGTGAGCATGGCCAATCTTCGTAAAGCAGCTCGCGGTCGTGAATGCCAGGTTCGCATCCCGGGCGTCTGCAACGGCAACCCTGAAACCACGGTATTGGCCCATATCCGCATTGCTGGATTGTGCGGGACGGGGATTAAGCCGCCTGATCTGCTCGCCGCTATCGCCTGTTCGTCCTGTCACGATGAAATAGACCGCCGCACGCGCCTGGTAGATGCGGAGTATGCGAAGGAGTGCGCGCTGGAGGGAATGGCCAGAACGCAGGTTATCTGGATGAAAGAGGGGTTGATAAAAGCATGAACCAATATCGCATTTCATTACCCTGGCCGCCAAGCAACAACCGCTACTACCGGCACAACCGGGGACGCACACACATCAGCGCGGAAGGGCAGGCATACCGCGACAGCGTCGCCAGAATCATCAAAGACTCGATGCTTGATATCGGCCTGGCCACGCCATTGAAAATCCGTATTGAGTGTCACATGCCGGATCGCCGGCGCCGTGACCTGGACAATCTGCAAAAGGCAGCATTCGACGCCCTGACGAAATCGGGTTTCTGGCTCGATGACCAGCAGGTTGACTACTACAGCGTGAAGAGAATGCCTGTCGTCAAAGGTGGGCGGCTTGAGCTAACCATTACCGAAATGGAGTCCGCATGAGCCGTGACGTTATCGAACGCATCCGCGACCGCTGGATAAAGCTCCGACTTTTACGCAGCAGCGGCACCGTACTGGTTGACTACCGCATATTGAAAAACTTTGTCCGCATCTATCAGACCCTGGGAGAGACAGCATGATTAACACTCAATACCTCCAGTATGTTCGCCAGCAGCTGATAGTGGCCACCGCCGATCTGAGCGGTGCGACGAAAGGGCAACTGGTAGCCTTTGCAGAGAATGCACAATTCACCGCTACGGCGCGCAGCCGGGGACGGAAGAAAGTAGCCGATCCGGTCACCGGGCGCATGGTAAACCCATCAAACCCGCCAATCCCCGGGCAGCAGTCCCGCGCGAAAGGTTCCGCAATCGCTCTCGTTATGCCCGTTGAGTACTCGACAGCCAGCTGGCGCCGCGCGCTGCTGTCGCTGGAAGAGCATCAGAAAGCGTGGCTGCTGTGGAACTACAGCGAGAATATCCGCTTTGAGCACCAGGTGGCGATCACCCAGTGGGCGTGGGCGGAGTTCCGTGAGCAACTTGGCGCAAAGAAGGTGGCCGGCAAGACGATGGAGCGCCTGAAGAAGCTTATCTGGCTGGCGGCGCAGGACGTGAAAGCAGAGCTGGCGGGTAAGTATGTATACCAGCACCAAGATCTTGCAGCCCTGTGTGGCGTTAAACCTGATAACTGGTGCCATAACTACGCTGATTACTGGCGGGCTATGTGCGCCATTTTTAAGCGGCTTGATAGCGACTCTCTTCTCTGTGCCGTGAGAACACGATCACAACAAAAAGCGACTTTTTCGCAGCAGGGTCTTGCAAAAGTCAATTAAATGCGTCATATTTGAGGCTACTTTGATATGCTGCCTTAACTTTAAGTGGCGGCATGAAGTTTGAAAAAAGTTGGTCGGCAAGCCATCAGTAAAAAGCAGTTAGACAGCGGCAGTCTCTAAAAGCAACGTGACGGCTCGAAAGTGAGCAAAAATACAAGCCCGAGGTTAACGCCTTGGGCTTTTTGCTTTCCGGCGACACGACCGGGGTATTCGCGAGATGCATTGCATCAGTACCCCTGTCACATCGTCGTAGAGCATGTGTAAGTTCACACAGATATTGCAAATACCTCAGGGTTAATAAGGGGGTTACCTGATGTTGATGCAACATGTCGGAGTAGGCTATTTTGGGTATTACCGAGCAACTGCTTATGCGATGAAACACTCCCTTATGCCCGAGATTGCGAAGTTAAGAATGAAGGCCCTGAACTTCTGGGATAAGCATGGTATCCGTGCCGCAGCTGATGCTTTTGGCGTATCAACACGAACGCTCTACTGGTGGCGCCAGTTGCTTCGCACCGGTGGTCCTCAGGCGCTTATTCCAAGAAGCAAAGCCCCCCTGGTTCGCCGTTCAAGGCACTGGCACCCTGATGTGATCAAGGAAATCAGGCGCCTGAGAACTGAGCTACCCAATCTCGGCAAAGAGCAGATTTTTGTCAGGCTGAAGGCATGGTGTGAACTGCGACATTTTACCTGTCCCAGTACATCAACCATTGGAAGGATCATTGCCGGAGCGCACGATAAAATGCGGATGGTTCCCGTTCGCCTCAGTGCCAGAGGCAAAGTCAGGTTGATAAAAAAACGCTCAGTGAAGCCCAGAAGGCCTAAACAGTACCGCCCGGTAAAAACAGGCGAACTCATAGGGATGGACGCGATTGAACTCAGAATGGGGGATCTGCGCCGCTATATTATTACCATGATCGACGAGCACAGCGACTACGCGCTCGCCCTGGCAGTTCCTTCACTCAACAGCGATATCACCAGCCATTTCTTCAGCAAGGCCACAAAGCTCTTTCCTGTTGCTATCAAACAGGTTGTTACTGACAACGGTAAGGAATTCCTTGGAAACTTTGATAAAACGTTGCAGGAAGCCTCGATTAAACACATCTGGACCTATCCGTACACACCGAAAATGAATGCGACCTGTGAGCGATTTAACCGGACACTTAGAGAACAATTTATTGAATTCAATGAATTGTTGCTTTTTGAGGACCTGAATTTGTTTAATCAAAGAATGGCTGAATATCTGGTGCTGTATAACAGCAAAAGGCCACATAAATCACTCGAACTGATGACGCCAGTGGACTATATTTTACGTGAGAGTAAAAATTGCAATATGTGGTGGACCCATACAGAGCATTGAAACGAGTTTCATCAGATGTTAAATTTTTGGTGTGGTGAATCCCCCTATGCGGAGGGGCATTGCCAGTCTGATATGTTTTTTTGCGCATTGCGAGTCGTCTGTGGACTGGCGGCGACTTACCGGGAGGCACCCGGCACCACACCTAATAAAAAATGATGATAGCTGTAAGGCCCACTTCGGTGGGCTTTTTCTTTGGGCAAAAAAAAGCCCGCATGGTTTCATGCAGGCAAGGCAGTTACATTTAGATTTTGTCCCGGTACATGTTTTTTTGTCCGGAAGTCGAAAGATACTGTCTCGAATACATTTTGTAAATAACGGATTCAAATCACAAGGCCATGCATTTGCATGGCTTTTTTATTATCAGGTCCCGCAGGAATCATCATCGACACGCTTCGTTGTTAAATCCAGCCTGACGGGCCTGACCCTTTTCAAACACACAGCTTCCCGATCTTCCATCGGAGGCGGTAACTATGGCTAAACGTATGCAAGACAAAGAGAGCATTGCCGGGATGTCCTGGCTGGTTCTGCTGATCATTGCTTGCTGGGGTGGACTTGTCCGCTACCTGATAGATGTGAAGCAGAGCAAGGCAACATGGAGCTTGATCAATGCTCTTGCCCAAATGGTGGTTTCAGGGTTTACCGGCGTTATTGCTGGCCTGGTGAGCATTGAAAGCGGACTGAGCATTTACATGATACTGGCCACTTCCGGAATTAGCGGGGCAATGGGTTCTGTTGCTTTGACCTATTTCTGGGAACGCATTACCGGAGTTAAGGCGCCATGACAGCAGATCAGATTATCGAGGGGATCCTCGGCAAGGAGGGTGGTTATGTCGATCATCCGTCGGATAAAGGCGGGCCGACCCGCTGGGGCATCACGCAGACCACCGCCCGTGCACATGGCTACACCGGTGATATGCGGAACCTGCCCAGGGAAACAGCAAAGCAAATCCTGCTGAGCGATTACTGGACCGGCCCCCGGTTTGACCAGGTGGCAGCTCTATCTACGTTACTGGCAGATGAGCTTTGCGACACTGGCGTGAACATGGGGCCATCTGTAGCCAGTAAGTTTTTCCAGCGCTGGCTGACCGCAATGAATATGCGCGGAAAGCTGTATCCCGATCTGATTCCGGATGGTGCCATTGGTCCCCGAACCATCACCGCGCTTAAGGGATACCTTTCCGCCCGCGGGAAAGAGGGTGAACAGGTTCTGTTGCGTGCGCTGAACTGCAGCCAGGGTGCCAGATACCTCGAACTGGCGGAGGGCCGCGAAGCCAACGAGGATTTTCTCTACGGCTGGGTTAAGGAGCGTGTCCTGTGAAGATGATCATTTTCGCTTTGCTTGTGCTGGTGGCTGTGCTCGTTCTGTTACTTCTGCGCAAATATACCCGGCTGGAGTTCGTAGGGCATGCCAGCTTGCTGCTGAAAACGTGGTCTGTAAAGCTGGGAGCTATCGGCGCGCTGGTTGGTGTATGGGCGCAGTCGTTCCCGGATGCTGCGCTGCACGCCTGGGCGGTGCTGCCGCCGGATATCAAAAACATCCTGCCGCCAAACATCGTTGCGTTGATTAGCCCTGCGCTGGTGGTGCTGGCCGTACTATCGCAATACGTACGCCAGCCAGCATTGAAAGAAAAGGCCGACGAACTGAAGGAGCAGCAATGAGCTTTGAAATTATCGCGGGACTGGTGGTCGTCATCCTGGGTGCTATTGCTGGCGCGTTCGGCATTGGTCATGCTCGCGGGGCCAGTAAGGCGAAAGCCAAAGCTGATCAGCAACGTACTGAAGAGAACGCCGCTGCTACTGTCGCCGCGGCAGAACGCCGTGCTGAAGTCACGAAAGGGGCCAGCGATGTACAGGAAGACGTTAAGCGTATGGGCGATGACGATGTTGATCGCGAGCTGCGCGAAGGATTTACCCGCCCCGGTAGTCGTTGATACGGCCTGCAGCTGGGTGAGGGTCATCTACCTGACCGACCACGATATTGACGTGATGGACCGTCAGACCAAGCGAGACATTCTGGCACACAACAAATCTGTGCTGGCCAGTTGCCCACAATCAACCGAAAAGGCTACGAAATGAGTGAAGCAAAACCGCAGGATGGCAGCACTGTAAAAGGCTACCGCACATTAACCGATGGCGACATTGAGCGGATGAACCGCCTCAAAGGTGTCAGCCGGCATTTTTGCAGTCTGCTCGATACAGAGCGAGGTGAATTGTTGGCTGTCCGCAATGGACCGGCAATGTTAAGCGCTGAGCAGGCACGGGAGATTGATGAAGCTATGCGCAGCCTGGCACTCGCGCGCACCAAAATGCAGGAAGCCTGTATGTGGGCATGCCGGGCAGTCGCCCGGCCTGATGCTGACTGTTAACCCCTCTAAGGGCTAAATCAGCCTTCATCCCCACATGAGGATATTACAGAAGTTACTAACTGAGTGGCTTCTATAATGCTATAGTTCACCAGAAAAAGATGATTGTATGGAGGCATGAGATACTGCTCCTTTTTAGCACATAAGGGTTATGTTAGTGGTGAATGTGACTATTAACAGCGGGATATGTAGTTATTTATTTTTATTTCTGACTATGTGGCCAGTTTTTATAACGCTGTGTCTAGGGATGTCTATAGCATTTTACGGAGTGTTAATGAAGAAAACTGCACTTGGCTGGCTACTTGCCGCTTTATTTTTTGGAATTATTGGAGGGCTGTGTGGGTATTAACTCACTGACGCTGAGGTTTCTTTTCGAAGTCTTCAAGGATGTATTGCTGCCGTTATCCCTCGAATGCATGTATGCTGGTAAGGATTTTTAAAGGAAAAGGAATGAATAATGAATACCCAGAAGCTTTTAGATACATACATGTTAGTTGGTGCCGGTCTTTCTCGCGTCAAATATGAGATTTTTTCAGGAGATGAAGGATCATATGCGTTTATTACGATTTACGCATATGAGCCTCATTTCCATGTTAGGGGTTATGATTCCTTAAAGTTAGATGAAGCTGTTGATATCAAAGAGCAGATCGAAGGGCATTTTGCTGAGAAATATCAGTAGCCAATATCAGTTGTGTGAATCTACAGCCCTGCTTATGCGGGGCTTTTTATTGCCAGAAGCAGGAGAAGAAGCATGTTAACAGTAAAAGTGATGTCACCAGATGGTGGTGAAGAAATCCATTGCGGCCGGAGCATTGGTTTCAATCCCAACCAGCAGAGTATCTCAGTGTCGGGAATGGACCAGAACGTTTTCCTGAAGCAGGGAGAAGTGGCGTACGTGATGAACGCAAACGGAAAGACCATTTCCCGTTACGAGCACTTGACCTGACAATAAGCAGCACTGGCGCCCTTCATTGAAGGGCATCAATAATGATAAACCGAAGCATCTGCCTTAAGTGTTATAAAAAACCCCGTGGAGGAAATCCCAAAGCTACGGGGTGCTGTACAGCCAGCCAATGACTGATTGTAGCCACGAAGTTGGTTTATTTTCTACTGGTTGAGAATAAAACTGAGAGCCAGGAAGGCTTGAGAGTGGCTCATCCCTGAGCTCACGGGTAGAACGACCGACTTTGTCATGGCAGAGCAAAGTCATCAGTTAGTTTAGGTAACATTTCGGATATAACAAGCGTAGCGGGGTATTCCTACGAATGGAGCACCGCAGCTAAAGCGTTACAGGAACCATTCTTCAGAGTGGCTTCGATAATACTCCCCACATCGCACAGAGGTAAGACATGGCAGAGATCACCGCATCCGAGCAAATCCGCCTGGATATAATCAAGAAAGTTAATTATGACACCGCAGCGGCCAAGCTGGCCATTGACTGGGTAGGCGACAGCTATCTGAAGTCTGAGCTATTCGCTGACTCTTTCGATCGTGTTTTCACGGAAAGTGAGATTGTCTCGAAGACCCGTAAGGCAATCCAGGAAGCGACCGAAGCGCTGGCGCTGTTTGATACCGTGACTGAACTGCCCAGTTAATGAACTCATCACAAAGGCCGCCAGCTATCTGGTGGCTTTTTTAATGGCTTCAACCACAGGAAAAGACCATGGCAAAACCGGACTGGGGCGAGCTTCAGCGACGGTTCCTGTCCGATCATGCCGCAACCGGCGTATCACCGAAGGATTGGTGTGAAGCGCAGGGACTGAATTACGCTACTGCCCGCCGATACATCAAGAAACCCACTGCGCAAACTGCGCAAAAACCTGCGCAGAAGAAACTGCGCACTGCGCAAAAGGAAAAGTGCGCAGAAGAGCTGGTGGATGATGATGGCCTCACCGATCAGCAACGTTTATTTGTCGCAGAATACCTGAAGGACCACAACGCCACGCAGGCCGCTATCCGTGCCGGGTACAGCAAGAAGACTGCTGAACAAATTGGCTATCAGCTGCTTCAGAAAACTTCAGTTGCGCAGGCCATTGCGCAGCAGCAGAAAGCATCCATTGTGCGCACGCTTGGCAGCGCTGATGAAGTGCTTGAGCAGATGTGGCGGCTGGCAACATTCGACGCCAACCAACTTTCTCAGTATCGCCGCGGGAGCTGCCGCTACTGCTGGGGCTTCGGTCACCAGTATCAATGGCGCGATGCTGTTGAGTTTGAAGAGAAGCTGGCTGAGGCTTTAGCGAAGAAAGGGAAAGAGCCAAACGACAGAGGCGGCTACGGTTACGACCATACCAGCTCGCCTAACCCGAAATGTCCTCGCTGTAATGGTGATGGCATCGGCCAGCCTTTCTTCGCCGATACGCGCAATCTGGCGCCTGATGCTGCACTTGCCTATTCCGGCGTTAAGCTCGGAAAGAACGGTGTGGAGATAACCGCTATCAGCCGCGAACGAATGTTCGAGGCGGTGATGAAGCGTCTCGGACTGGCTGATAGTGAATTCGCCCAGCGTCTACAGCAGATTGAAATCGAGCGCCGGCAACTGGAGATCGACCAGCTTCGACAGGAGATAGCCCTGGATAAAAACCCGACGGGATTTGAAGAGGATTATCAACTTCAGCCAATAACTCCCGATGAGGAACCTCCAGATGATCCAATCCTCTAGCAGCGATGCTGTCAGCCTGACACCGAAACAGGCAAATATTTACGTCTGGGGATGGCAGCGCTCAGCGCGTTTCAGGGATGCTGTATGCGGTCGCCGGTTTGGCAAAACATTCCTGGGCAAAGCGGAAATGCGCAGGGCTGCCAGACTGGCGCAGAAATGGAAAGTCAGTGTAGAGGATGAAATCTGGTATTGCGCACCCACACAAAAACAGGCAAAGCGTGTTTTCTGGCGAAGGCTGAAACAATCCATACCTCCACACTGGCGGGCATCGAAGCCGAACGAGACAGAATTATCCATCACTCTTAAAAGCGGACACATAATGCGATGCGTCGGGTTGAATAACTACGATGATTTGCGTGGGTCTGGCTTATTTTTCGTGCTGGTGGATGAATGGGCTGATTGCCCGTATGCAGCATGGGAGGAAGTATTGCGCCCGATGCTGTCGACTTGTCGGTATATCGTAAATGGTGTGCAGTTTATAGGTGGACATGCTCTCCGGATTGGCACACCCAAGGGATTTAACCATTGCTATGATTCATGGCTTGCCGGACAGGACAACCGAGAGCCTGACCATAAAAGCTGGCTTTATACTTCGGTGGATGGTGGAAATGTTCCGCCAGAAGAACTGGAAGCAGCTCGCCGGCGAATGGATCCCAGAACGTTCAGGCAGGAATATGAAGCTTCGTTCGAAAACTATCAGGGCGTTGTCTATTACTGCTTTGATCGCCGTAAAAATCATACTGATGAAACCGTTAAACCAGGTGAAGCGCTGCATATCGGTATGGACTTTAACGTGGGGAAAATGGCGGCAGTGGTTTATGTGCTGCGTGATGGGCTTCCACGGGCTGTAGATGAGTTCATGGATGTATTTGATACTCCGGCAATGATTGAAGCTATTAAGACTCGGTACGAGGAAGGGAAGCACACAATCAATATCTATCCCGATGCTTCAGGGAAAAACAGGAAGTCCAGCAACGCCAGCGAGTCGGATATTTCTCTGCTCTATGATGCTGGATTCTCTGTGCTGGTTAATGACAGCAACCCGGCAGTAAGGGACCGGATAAACGCTGTCAACTCAATGCTATGCAATACCTACGGCGAGCGGAGGATGATGGTTAACACGGTAACTTGCCCGAAATTCACTCAGTGCCTGGAGCGACAGGTCTATAACGATAAAGGCGAGCCAGATAAGAAAGGCGGCTTTGACCACGGCAATGATGGCGGTGGTTATCCAATCGTGTACCTGTTCCCTGTCAACGCTACAGCGTTCGACATCACCCTCGATACGACATTCTGATATGGCCAATAATGATATTACTTACGTCCGCCCTGAGGTCAGGGCGGCGATGCCCGTGTGGAAAAAAATTCGTGACGTGTGCAAAGGGGCTGATGCTGTAAAGGCCGCCGGGAATGAATACCTCCCTTTTCTGGATCCGTCCGATAAGTCTGCACGCAATAAAAAGCGCAATGCTGATTACATTCAGCGCGCCGTTTTCTACGCGATAACGGGCAATACAAAGGTGGGTTTACTGGGGCTGGCATTCAGAAAAGACCCGACCATGACTGCGCCGGATAAACTGAATTATCTTCGTGATAACGCCGATGGTGCTGGTGCCAGCATTTATCAGCAGTCCCAGCAGGTTACAGAAAATATTCTGGAGGCCGCGCGCGAGGGGCTTTATACGGATTATGCAGCTGAGACCGACGAGGCGATCATCCTTCGTTATCAGGCAGAAAGCATCATTAACTGGCGCACCAAACGCATCAATGGACGTGATCAACTGGTGCTGGTGGTTTTACGCGAATGCATGGAAAAGGAAGATGGTTTTGCGTACGAGGATGAAATCCAGTATCGCGAACTTGCCCTGGAGGACGGCAAGTTTATCTGCAGGGTGTGGCGAAAGTCGGCCGATGCAGGGTCTTTTTCTGTCGATTCTGAGTATCACCCGAAGCCTAAAGGTGAGGATTTTTGGGATGAGATCCCCTTTACCTTCGTTGGTGCACAAAATAACGATCCCAGCATCGACGAGTCGCCTTTAGCCGCCCTCGTTGAAATTAACCTTGGCCATTATCGAAATTCGGCAGATTACGAAGACAGCGTATTTTTCTGCGGTCAGGTTCAGCCGGTGATTTCCGGGCTTGATACCGCCTGGCGTGACTGGCTGCAGGATAAAGGAATTCGTGTCGGTTCTCGTTCTCCATTCCTTCTGCCGAAGGAGGGGAGTTTTACCTATGCTCAGGCGCAACCAAACACCCTGGCTAAAGAGGCGATGGACAGTAAGCGTGATTATTCTGTTCAGCTTGGCGCCCGGCTTATCGAGCAGAACGGCGCGGTTAAAACCGCCACGCAATCCAGCGGCGAGCAAACCGCATCCACATCGGTGCTCGGCATTTGCGTTTCCAATGTCTCGGAGGCCTATACGCTGGCGCTCGGCTGGTGCGCCAGGTATCTCGGTATAAAAGGCGAGGAATACCGTTACAGCATCAATCAGGAGTTTATCGCCAAAGTCGCTGAATCCGGTATGGTAACGGCAATCGTCAATGCCTGGCAGTCCGGTGCGATTCGCGACACGGATATGGTCAGAGCTCTGCAGAGGCTTGACTTGATAGATCCTGCTGACGACCCTGAAACTGTCATTGACGCTATTCGTAACGGCGCGCCTAACCTGATTGGTGGCAATAATGGCAACGGCGAATGACAAACTGCAGGATGAATCCATAGCCCACGCTATATGGGTTAGTCGCTACAGCACCGGCGTTGCCAACAGGATGATAAAAGTCCTGAATGACAGCGACGCCGAACTTACCGCAAGGTTGCTGGTGGCTATTGATACGCTGGACGCTGAGAGCTTTACCGTTTCTAGGCTGGAAGCGTTACTGGTCAGTGTCAGGGCCATAAACAAGGATGCCATACAGTCCATGTATGCAGCCCTCTCTACCGATCTGCAGGAGCTGGCGAAGCATGAGGCCAGTTTTCAGATGAGCCTCTTCCAGTTTGCCATTCCCGACGATGTTCTGGCTCTTCATCCACTGGTTGGCATCTCCCCGGATGCAGTTTATGCCGCGGCGATGGCGCGTCCATTTCAGGGGCGGTTGCTAAGCGAATGGGCCAGCAACCTCGAAGCTGATCGTATGGCGCGCATATCCAATACGGTGCGGCAGGGTTTTCTCCTGGGCGATACGCATGAGCAGATCGCAAAAAAGGTTCGTGGACATGCTAACCGCGGCTACCAGGATGGTGCGCTGCAGATGAGCCGGGCCAATGCGGCCAGCATAGCGAAAACAGCAGTAGGGCATCTTGCATCAACAGCAAGACAAAGCTTTGCGTCGGCGAACGACGACATTCTGAAGGGTAAGCAGTGGTTATCCACTTTGGATAACCGGACATCAAAGGATTGTCGGATCCGCGACCGCCTCAAGTACACGCTGGATAACAAACCGATAGGGCACAAGGTGCCTTATTTGCAGGGACCGGGGAAAATCCACTTTTGCTGTCGTAGCACCGAAACATACATACTGAAATCGTCCGAGGAATTGGGTATCAAAGTCGGCGAAATCAAGGACAGCTCGCGCGCCAGTATGGATGGACAGGTTCCGGCTGATACGACTTACCAGGACTGGTTCTCCCGGCAGTCGTTCACGCGACAAGCTGAGATTGTCGGAGAAACGCGCGCCAGGCTGATTCGTGATGGCGGCATGTCTCTTGATGAGTTCTACAACGACAGGGGCGAGTGGCTGACGCTGGACCAGTTGCGCTCAAAGGATGAGCAGGCATTCAGAAACGCCAGGCTTTAACTAACATATCTTATTCAATCAGGCTGCCTTCGGGCGGCCTTTTTTATTGGGCCAGGCCCACAGTAACTATCCCAAGGGGACAACATGCTTATTCGTAACATGCTCATTAAATATTATTCGGCAGCTGGTGGTGAAGGTGGTGATGGCGGTGGCTCCGGTAGTGGTGCGCCCGAGATTACGCCGGAAATCCAAAAGCTGATCGATGAGCAGGTCAGTGCTCAGGTTTCAGGCCTGAAAAATAAAAATAGTGAGTTACTCGGTAAGCTCAAAGAGTCCACTGAGTCGCTTAAGCGTTTTGAAGGTATCGATCCTGACGCGGTGAAAACTATTCTCCAGCGTTTCTCTGATGATGAAGAGGCGCAACTGATCGCCGCCGGGAAAATTGACGAGGTACTGGATAAACGCACTGAGCGGCTACGTGCTGATGTTGATAAGCAAATCAAAGCCGCTAATGAACGCGCTGAAAAGGCGGAAGCGTTCTCCAACAAATTCCGTGATCGTGTCCTGGGTGATGCTATCCGCAGCGCAGCGCTTAAGGCTGGCGCGCTGCCAGAAGCATCCGACGATCTGATTCTTCGTGCTAAAGGCACATTCCAGCTCAACGACGAAGGCGAGGCCGTAGCAGTTGATGCAAATGGCGATGTTCTGTTCGGTAAAGACGGCAAAACTCCGCTCACCCCGGTTGAGTGGGCTGAATCTCTGAAAGAGACGGCCCCGCACCTGTTCCCGCGCGCCGAAGGCTCCGGGGCTGGTGGTCATAAACCCGGTGGCGGTGGCGGTAGTCTGAAATGTTCAGAAATGAGCTCAAGCGACAAAGCGGACTACATCCGCCAACATGGCCAGAAAGCCTATCTCAAATTGCCTAAGTAAGGACTAATCAATGCCTACGACCGTAAACAGTGACCTGATTATCTATGACGACCTCGCGCAGACTGCGTTTCTTGAGCGTCGCCAGGATAATCTGGAAGTCTTCAACGCCGCTTCAAACGGCGCAATCATTCTCGACAACGAACTGATCGAGGGTGATTTTCGCAAGCGCACCTTCTATAAAGTTGGTGGTTCTATCGAATCGCGCAACGTTAACTCCACCGACCCGGTAACGGGTAAAAAAATCGGTGCCGGTGAATCTGTCAGCGTTAAGGCGCCGTGGAAATACGGCCCGTATGAAACCACGGAGGAGGCGTTTAAACGTCGGGGTCGCGACGTTAGCGAATTCTCCGAGGTGATCGGCGTCGACGTCGCTGATGCAACGCTTGAAGGTTATATCAAGTATGCCCTACAGGGTCTTGTTGCAGCCATTGGCGCAAATGCTGACATGACGGTATCCGCGGATATTGCCACTGATGGTAAGAAAACGCTGACCCGTGGCCTGCGTAAATACGGCGATAAATTTAACCGTGTTGCGCTGTTCGTTATGCATTCCACGACCTATTTCGACATTGTTGATCAGGCTATCGACAACAAAATTTACGAAGAAGCTGGCGTGGTGGTTTATGGCGGACAGCCAGGCACGTTGGGTAAACCGGTGCTGGTAACTGACACCATGCCAGTTGATGCGATTCTGGGGCTGGTGGCCGGCGCGGTATCCGTAACGGAATCACAGGCTCCGGGCTTCCGTTCCTACGATATCAACGACCAGGAAAACCTTGCCATTGGCTATCGCGCAGAGGGCACGGTTAACGTTGAACTGCTGGGTTACAGCTGGGATGAGACGAAGGGCGCTAACCCTGACCTGACCAAAATCGGCACCGGCGCGAACTGGAAGAAACATTTCACCAGTAACAAATCCACTGCAGGCGTACTGATTAAGCTGGAAGCCCCTGCGGGGGAGTAACCCTGTCAGTGGATAAAACTTCCGCAACTGCTGACAGTACCGACGCGGTGACCGTTTCGCTCAAGTACACCAGAAATGGTGCCGGAGTCTCCGGCGCATCTGTGGCGTGGACGTCTACAGGCGGCACACTCAGTGCTTCGACGTCACAGACAGGGTCTGCTGGTGGCTCGACGGTGAAACTCACCTCTGCTACGGCCGGCTCCTTCACGGTGACGGCTACCGTTGACGGCGTGGTGAAAACAACTGAAGCGATCGCGTTCACTGCTCCAGCGGGTGGTTAACTGACGGGGCGAAAGCCCCGTTTCTTTTGGTGAGGATCCGATGACCGTTTATATAACAATCCAGGACGTTGACGAGTTGCTGGGGGATACCTGGGCTACCGCCGACAAAAAGGGTAAAGCTGTGCTCCAGGCAAACACCTGGATGACGGCGCTTAACCTTCAGGATATCGACCAGGAACATATTCCCGAAGAGGTTAAGCAGGCCGGAGCGTTTATCTCTTCCGTTGCCGCTGCAGGCAATCTGTATCAGCAAAAAACGGATTCCGGCGTGGTGACGAGCAAAAGCGTTGAGGCTGATGATGTAAAGGTTTCCCGAACGTTTGCCGAGATTTCAACTACTAGCGCTGAATTACTCGATCCGGATTTGCAACTGGCACTGGATATGCTCAAACCGTGGATGATTAACCCGTTTCAGACGTTCTTTGTGAGGGCGTGATATGGGAATTCGTGACGAGCTGCAAACCGAAGTCGCCGCAGCATTCGATACCGACCTGCAGGATGCCGTTAAGGATTTCACTGGGTCATACACCGTTCGGGGTGCCTGGGATCCGGTGACGGAAACCGGCACTGAAACGAAGGTGACTTACTCGGGGCGTGGAGTGCTGGCGCGCTATAAGCTGCGCCGTATCGATGGCGTTAACATTCTGCATGGTGATGTGAAGCTAACCGCACTGGTTAACGAGGTGACTGATAAGCCGGCCGTCGGGCATATCATCACCGCACCGGATCCGGTTACGGGTGAGCTTCAGCGCTACGAGGTCATCACCGCTTCTGCCGACTCTGCTGGCGCTGCGTACTCCATTCAACTGCGGAGGGCGTGATATGGCTAAGGGCTGGAACATTGACCCGGCGGCATTCGCCGGGCTGGTGGCTGATGACGTGAAGCTGCGGCAGCGAACTATCGCCACAGAGCTGCTGAATGAAATCGTGAAACGGTCTCCTGTCGGCAATCCCGAGTTATGGGCCATCAACGCGACCGCGGTTCAATACAACAAAGCTGTTGGGGAATGGAACGAATCTCTTTATGCCGATCCTGCTAACCTGACCAAAACCGGAAGGCTCAGGAAGAAAGTCCGTGTTAATGACAGCATGGATATCAGGCGGCCGGCTGAGTATCGCGCAGGAACCTTCAGGGCATCGCATTTTGTCAGCATCGGCGAACCTAATCATTCCGTCCCGACCGAACCAGATCCGCGCGGGACAATGACGTTTCTTAATGGCAAAAATATTATTGACCAGGCGCCAGCCTACTCGGTGATTTACATCCAGTCGAACCTGCCTTACTCCGTGCCTCTGGAGAATGGCCACTCAACACAGGCGCCGACAGGCGTCTATGCCGTCTCGTTTAATGGTGTGATTCAGGCCCACAAATGACCCTTACAGAAATCAGAAACGCTGTCATTACACGAATGACGGCGCAGACCGCTATTGCCGCTGAGGACGTGCGTTATTCAAATGACAGTCGCGGCACATACGACCCAACAGGCAAAGCCATTTGGGCGAGATTAACGAATGTTACTGGTGTTGCCGGAGCAAATGAGATCGGCGCTGGCCCGGTGGTTCATCGAACAGGTGTCCTTATTGTTCAACTCTTTGTTCCCGTCAATGACGGAACCGTACTCATCACCGAAACAGCCGACAAAATCCGGGAGCTATTCGAATTTCAGGATGACGGCCGACTGAGCTATTTCGCGGTTTCCTGCTATGACGCGGGAGAAGCTGACGGCTGGTATCAGATCAATTTAAACATCCCATATCGCGCTCTGTAGCGCACAATTAACAGGAGGCTCCTGTGAGTTCAGGCGCAAAACGGATCACGGCGTTTATCCGTGAAACTACCCCCGGTACCACGCCAGTGGCTGGCGACTGGGATCTGCTAAAACGCGCATCCTTCGGCCTTGGGCCGACTCAAAACACCAACGACAACGACGAAATCGGCGGCTCCCGAATGGCACAGGGCGTAAGTCGAGGCACTGTCGATGTTGGCGGGGATGTGGAGACAAAATTTCGCTGGGGCCAGCTCGATGATTTTCTCGCGTCATGCTTCGGTGCCGAATGGGTTGATAACATCCTGGCGATGGGTAACGACCGGATCTCTTTCTCCATCGCGTCATACGATGCTGATGTGGGTATCGCGTCAATTGCCCGCGGCTGTCAGGTCGGCACCCTCCAGTTAGAAATCCCCAACGATGGTGATATTGCCGCCACACTGACCTTTGCCGGGCTGGACTGGGCGACGAAGGCTGATGATACGAGCTATTTCGGAACGCCTGTCGATAACTCCGGTGAGCTTCGTTATTCATTCAAAGAAGTCACCAATATCAAACTGAACGGCGTAGACGGCGGCACGGGATTCTGTGTCGATTCGTTCAATATCCAGTTCGACAATAACCTGCAAACGCAGCGCTGCATCGGTACTGGATCGGCGTTCGCCGGGGCGAATATCCCGACGACCTTTACCCCGTCCGGTAGCGTTACCTTGTCCTGGTCTAAAGCGGCGTGGGATCTGTATCAGAAGACGTTCACAGGTGAGCTGTTCCCGTTTGAGTTCACCGTATCGAATGCCGAGGGTTCTTACCGCTTTTACTTGCCGAAAGTGCAGGTAGTTGCTGACTGGCCAGACGGTGGCAATACCGACATTATCCAGGTTCAACTGGATATTACCGGCGCTGACGAATCGCCAACCGTGACGCGTACTCCTGCCGGCAGTTGATTCTGACGTTTCCCCGTTGCCCGTTCCGCTCTGCGTGGGGGTTCGGGCTTTTTTTCATGCAGAGGTTTTTAAATGCTAATTATTTCCCCGCGAATTGACCTGGACGGCGAACGCTGGTTCTCACCAATGGAAGGTCTGCGCCTGCTGGTCGCCAGTAGCGAAAACCCGCAATACCGTTCCCGCAATGCACTGGTGCGCCGCCACATCGACAAGATGGACGCTGGCTATAAGGTTGGTACCACTGAATTCGACCTTGCCAGCGTAGGCGACATTGATTCCGTTGACGACCTGCTGATTGATAACGTGGCCCGTTATCTGCTGAAAGGCTGGGAAGGGGTAGGCGAACTGGTTGACGGCAAAGAGGTCGCTATTGACTACACGCCGGAACGCGGCGCGGCCATGCTGAAGCAGCACCCTGAGCTGTACTGGCAGATCATGGCTGAAGCCGCAAGCATTGCTCAGGGTAAAGAGCAGCAGACTCAGGAAACAGTAAAAAAGCCATAGAGGCCCAAAAATGGCTAAAGGAATTCGCCGGCGAACAGGGCGAGAAAGCAAAGTGGCGCAGGGAGAAGCTAAATCTCCCACCCATTCCAGAGCCTGAAATTGATGCGGTCACTGGGGAGATCCTCAACGCTTACGCCATGATATCGCGCGGCAGGAAGTATGCCGGGATGGCTGGTGTACCGCTGCCGCTGTCCCTGAGCGATATAGAGCGCTATCTGGCTTCTCGCCCCATACTGGTTGACCGTACCGAGTTTGATGCCGCCATACTTGCCCTCGACGATGCGTGGCGCGATGAATGGGCGAAGGAACAGAAAAGAAACAGTAAGAAGAAATGAGCCTCGGCATAATCCGGGGCTTTTTTATACCCGCAATTCCCCGCGCTTCACACGCGCACATCACTACACAGAACCTTTCAGGATGACCCTTGAGGATACCGGTTTGGCTATCGGTGCCTTTCTGTGGGCCGGATTCCTGTGTGACAAGGTTCATCACTAAAAGGTAATTACCGATATGTCTAATATCATCCCTATGAATTACGATGACCGTTCATTCCCTTTTACAGCAGATTGCTGGTTCAATGCCACAGTTGCTGCAAAGCATCACGGCAAGCTTCCAAAGGACTGGCTAAAGACTGAGGCGACAAAAATTTATATCGCCGAACTGGCTGAGGAGCTTGGAATTGCTAGCTCTGGCGTAAAAGAGGATTTTTCTCCCCTTTTAGTCAGAGTGGAAAAAGGGCGAAACGGCGGGACCTGGCTTCATCCGGAGTTGGCGGTGGAATTCGCCCGCTGGTTGTCAGTAAAATTCGCCCGCGCCTGTGACCGACACATTAAAAATCTTCTGCTGAGTAAAAACTTCCAACTCACCGAGGATCAGATTGTCGGCCTGATGGTGTGCCAGCAACCAACGTCCTGGGAGAAGCGCTTTAAAGACCCGTTCTATCAAGCACTGTCGAAAATGTCCGGCCTTCCTTACTTTGGTCATGTCGGCGGTTGCCCGGCTCTGTTCGGGCAGATCACCTCTCGCTGGGTGTACGGTGTAGCACTTCCTGATTATGTCTATCAGGCAGCCAAACAAGCCGCCGGGGACAGCAAGGAGAAGATTCACCAACATCTTAAGCCTGATGCACTGGAGAAGGTCGAGCAGCAACTGATCGCCGTTACCAATATCGCGAATTGCAGCATTGACCAGAAGGACTTCGAAGCCCGCTGCATGGCTGCATTTCCCGTTAAGGGGCAAATGAAGTTGCTGTATGCGGCGGCGTGACCATGAATAACCGAATCGTTGAATGCGCCTCCAGAGCGGGGCGCGACTTCTCGGAGTTCATGAAGGGCGAGAAAAACATGATGGAGGCACTGCGTTCTGCTGAAGAGTTCACCGAGCAGTTACGCATTCACGGCTGCGTTAATCACCACTTCGTCAATTTCATGATGATGAAAGCGATCATGAAGGTATTTGACGACTTGCGCCGAGAGGAGTTGCGGGAAGAGCGACGACGCAAGCGTGAAGAGAAGAAGAAATGAGCCCACCACGGTGGGCTTTTATCCTCCCCCGCTGACCTGCTCCCCGTTGATTAGTACACCCCGATGTTAGTAATGTCTTCATAAGCCACATGAGGACATCCCCATGAAGAAGCGTTTTT